GAATGCCTGCATAGATGCGATAGGAGGGGATGCAAAGTGACAGAGCAGGAAGCAATTAACATATTAAAATATCATGCAGACCAGAAAGGGGAACGGATTTGTGAAAGAAAATGGTAAATTAATTACAATACATAAGGAGAACAATGTTAAATTCTGCATGAAAAAGTGTGTAGACAAGACGGAGTATCAAGTAAAAGTAGGTAGAGAGATATTTTATTCGCACTGGGATTTTGACACAGCAGTAAAAGAATATGAGATAATAAGAAAAGAGCAGGTAAACAAGGCTGATTGAATTTATATTTGCAATATATAGATTGGAAAGGTGATTAGATGGAAAAAAGAATGAAAAGCTATGTTGACCGCGGAAATAAATATTTGGCAAAAGGTGAGCAGAAAAAAGCGGTTGATATGGTCACAAAGGGACTGCAGTATTATTCAGAAAATATTTTAGAAGCAATTTCTCCATATTCGGCATCAGATGCGGGGCTGTTAGTTATAGTTTTACGCCATATAGCAGATAAAGTTGAAAAAAATAATACTGGAGCAAAAGAATTTGCAGAGCAAATGAGTAAGTGTTTGGTATTTCCAGACATAAAGGAAGTAACCAAGATAAAAAAAGCAAATAGGGAATGATGGCTTAATGAAAATAGTATATGTAAATAGCAGCATGTTTTCTCAATAAAAGGAGAGTGCTTTCGCAACCCTCCCAACAGACAACAACATTATATCACAATTTGGTGTAGATTAAAATATGCATTGGGGAGGGCTATAGCATGGATAACCAGACAACAGACAATAAAACCTTAGTGGTTCTGACGCATGAACAGCTAAAGGAGATTTATGAGAATGCGGCTACTATTGGAGCGAAAGAGGCTTTGAAAATGTTTGATCAGGAACGGAAGAAAGAGCAGGGGAAAAGAGCGGATTGGCGGCTGAGGAATACCAAGCTGCTACTTCGTAATTATCATATGATGAAGGAACACGCAGAAAATTCAGTATTTGGAAGAACTCAGATGGAGGAATCTGCAATAGATATTCTGGAATCAATGATGTCAATGTACGACAATGAGGTGATTATCGAAAGCATAAAGCGGAGCGCCACCAGAACTGCAGTTATTGTTTCCCATATAGAAACAATGTTTAGGCTGTATGAGGCGTATTGTGGCAATGCTCCAAACCGAGAAATTGAAATGAGGCGGTACGAGGTTGTATGGGATATGTATATGGCGGATAATACCTTATCGGCAAAGCGGATTGCAGATAAGCAGAACATATCTACTAGAAATGTATATGAGGACATCAAAGTTGCAACAGAAAGATTATCAGCCCTTATTTTTGGGGTGGATGGATTGAAAGTTCATTAAATCCGCCGTCTGCAAAAATTTTTCCTTGATTTTTCAATATAAAAGTGAGAAAATTGTACTCGTAAAATTCTGAATCGAACATCGGAGGAAGTCTGCTATCGGACTTCCTTTTTTCGTGCAGTTTTTCCGAGAAAGGAGAGAATCAGACACAGGGAAGCATGAAGCTCCTCCAAAATAAAAGATGGAGGAAAAGTATGGATTATACTTTGATTGTGCTGTTGGCCTATGCGGCAGTAATGCTTGGGGTTACAGTATTTATGGCAAAAAAAGAGAACAATATTGAGCGGTTCTGTGTCGGAAATAGGAACACTGGCTGGATGGTGTCGGCTTTGAGTATAGCTGCTACGTGGATATGGGCACCAGCTCTTTTCACATCGACTGAGAATGCTTACACAAAGGGCTTTGCAGGGCTCTTTTGGTTTCTGGTTCCGAACGTGATGTGTCTGATACTGTTCATTCCCTTTGCAAAGAGGATTAGGGAAGAAATGCCGGAGGGAATTACATTGTCCGGCTATATGTATGGGAAATATTATTCTAAAGCTGTGAAAAATATATATTTGTTCCAGCTCGGCGCATTGTCGGCCTTATCAACGGGAGTGCAGATGTTGGCGGGCGGTAAGATATTAAGTATGCTTACTGGGATACCGTTCGCAGTTATGACAATTATTATGGCTGCGATTGCATTTTCATATTCACAGTTCTCTGGAATTAAAGCATCAATACTGACAGATGCGGTTCAGATGGTCCTTATGTTGGCCGCCAGCATGGGTTTTGTTGCTTTTGGTGTAAAGAATGGTGGAGGGTTAGAAACACTAGTTATGGGTTTAGGAGGAGCCGCAGGGGATGCTGGATCACTATTCTCAAAGAGAGGATGGGAAATCTTTTTAGGATTCGGACTTCCAACAACGATAGGACTTATCTCAGGACCGTTTGGAGACCAGTGCTTTTGGCAGAGGGCATTCTGTGTCAGGAAAGACAGAATAGGCAGGGCTTTCTTTGTGGGAGCGCTGCTGTTTGGGATTGTGCCTTTGTCAATGGGTGTGCTTGGTTTAATCGGTTCTGGCATGGGATATGTCGCAGCGGATACCGGAATAATCAATTTTGAACTGATAAGCACACTATTCCCGGCATGGGCGGTCATCCCGTTCCTGTTTATGATTGTATCGGGGCTGCTGTCGACGATAGATAGCAACCTGTGTGCAATATCATCCCTCACAACAGACGTTTTCAAGGAAAAGACACTCGGAAAAACAAAGTTCGCTATGATTTTATTGTTGGCTGTTGGAATTGCCGTAGCCAACATACCAGGATTGACAGTAACGCACCTGTTCCTGATGTATGGAACATTAAGGGCTGCTACCCTGCTCCCGACGATATTCACTCTTAGAGGAATAGAATTGAAACCGTGGGGAATTGTTGCAGGAATTATATCTGCTCTTATTATCGGCTTGCCAATATTCGGATATGGAAATATACAGGGAATTGCGATTTATAAGACCGCTGGCAGTCTTTTGACAGTTATTCTTTCTGGAGCGGTGGCTCTGGCAGTAAGCAGAAAGAGAGGTGTATGGAATGGGTGATGTACTTGGCAGAAAGCAGAGGATACAAAACTCTGATTGGATAGATGCATTTGGGAAAATAGAACAACTGGTGTCGAAGAAGGAACTGGATCAGCTGGTCGAAAAGACAGTAAAAGAGATTAAGAAGAAAACCAAAGGGAAGAAGGCCGCCTATGCATGGAGCGGTGGAAAGGATTCTCTGGTACTCGGTGAAATCTGCCAGCTGGCAGGGATAACCCCCTGCGTCCTCGTAATCAGTAATTTGGAGTATAAAGCATTTACAGAATGGGTAGAGGGGCATAAGCCTTCGGAATTGTCCATAATCAACACAGGACAGGATATAAAATGGCTGGCAAACCATCTGCAGATGCTTTTTCCGCAGGACAGCAAATTTGCGGCAAGGTGGTTTCAGATTGTCCAACATAGAGGCCAGACAAAATATTACAAGGAGCAAAAATTGGATATGCTGCTGCTTGGAAGGCGGAGAGCTGACGGAAATTATGTTGGAAAGGGAGATAACATTTATACTAACGGGCAGGGAGTAACAAGATACAGCCCCATGTCTGACTGGACGCATGAGCAGGTGTTGGCATATATCCATTATTACAATCTGGAAATGCCGCCGATTTATGACTGGAAAAACGGTTATCTTTGTGGCACACATCCCTGGTCGGCAAGGCAGTGGACCGGCAACGTGGAAAATGCCTGGGCAGAAATTTATGAGATTGACAGCTCTATTGTAACCGAGGCTGCAGAGCATATCCAGAGTGCAAAGGATTTTCTGAAAAGCCTTAAATAAATACGCTGACATTTGACAGCATTTGCGGGCGATTGTTCGCAGGCTGTCTTTTTGCTATTTGCAGATAGCATATATATCATACATTAATCGTTCCTCCAATAAATCACAGGAGGACGCAAACATGGAAATAACCAAAATGAAACTGGCTGACCTTATTAAGCCAGAAAAGAATGTCAGAATCCATACGGAACAGCAGTTGAAGGAGTTTCAGCGCAGTGTAAAGATGTTCGGGCAGATCCGCCCTATCGTTGTTGACGAGAACAACGTCATTCTGGCGGGAAATGGTCTGTACGATACACTCATTGCTATGGGGAAAGAAACGGCAGATGTATATCGGTATGATAATCTAACTGAAAATCAGAAAAAGAAGCTGATGATTGCCGACAATAAGATTTTCAGCTTGGGTATTGAGAACTTGGAAACACTGAATACCTTTTTGGAGGACCTGCAGGGAGATTTGGATATCCCTGGCTTTGATGAAGAAATCTTAAAGCAGATGGTTTCCGAGGCTGAGGATATTACAGATAAGCTCTCCGAGTATGGAACACTTGACGAGGAAGAAATTCAGAGTATCAAGGAAAATGCTGAAAGGAAAGAGCAGCAGATACAGAAAATTGAATCAGGACAGGAGATGGCGCCACAATCGGCGGTTCCGTCACAGCAGGATTCAGAAGGAGGCAGTGAGGAAACCACCGAAGTAAGAAAATTCGTTACCTGCCCAAATTGCGGAGAGAAGATATGGCTATAAAACGATGTCCGGCCAGCATTGATGTTGTAGAGGCGGCAAAAATCAGAATCCGGAATGTGTTTCGGAATGGTCTGCCGGTATATATGTCCTTTAGCGGTGGAAAAGACAGCTTGTGCCTGTCGCAGCTCGTAATGAATCTGATACAGGCAGGAGAAATCAACCCGGCACAGCTGACAGTGCAATTTATTGATGAAGAAGCTATATTCCCATGCATGGATGAAAAGGTAAGGGAATGGCGGAAGAAATTTATGCTTGTTGGGGCAAAGTTTGAGTGGTTCTGCCTTGAGGTAAAACACTACAACTGTTTTAATGAACTGTCAAACGATGAAACCTTTATCTGTTGGGATAGATATAAAAAGGATGTTTGGGTAAGACAGCCGCCGCCTTTTGCTATTCGAAATCACCCGCTGCTGACCCCCCGGTCAGATGCATATCAAGATTTTCTGCCAAGAGCATATTCAGGCGGGATAACTATAACTGGTATAAGGATGGCAGAATCAGTCCAGCGGCTGCAGAATATCGCTACACTGACAAAAGCCGGAAAGAGGATTACCTCAAGGCATCAGGTATTTCCAATCTATGATTGGAAGGATAAGGACGTCTGGTTATATTTATATAATGAGAAGATAGATATACCAGATATTTACTTATATCTATGGCAGTCAGGAAGCAGCCGCAGACAGCTTAGGGTATCACAGTTCTTTTCGGTTGATACCGCTAAAAGCCTTGTGAAAATGAATGAGTATTATCCTGACCTTATGGAGAGGATAGTCCGCCGGGAGCCTAACGCATATCTTGCAGCCCTATATTGGGACAGTGAAATGTTTGGGAGGAGCACAATAGCCAGAAAGCAGAATGAGAAAGGGAAAGCGGAGAAAGATTATAAGGCCGCTCTTTTGAAATTGTTCTCTGACATGGATGGTAATTATCAAACAAAGCATAAGAGGTATGTGGCTGAGCGGTACAGGAATTTTTTTATAAGTGTCTCTGCTATTGTAGATAACAAGGACTGCAAGGCGATTTATGAAGGGCTTATTTCAGGAGACCCAAAGCTTAGATCATACCGGGCATTGTACCAGCGGATATATGGCAAATACATTGCTGAGGCAAAGAAGAGGGAGGAAATGCAAAATGGATAGTAAGATGGTAAGCCCTCTTGATACTCTCCAATGGGTAAACAGGAGCATGGTAAAGCCAAATGATTATAACCCGAACAAAGTATCGAAACAAAATCTGGGACTGCTGAAACAGTCCATATTAACCAACGGCTGGACATTGCCGATTGTGGTAAGGCCGGATTTTACGATTATTGATGGATTCCACCGTTGGACTGTTGCTGGAGAAGAACCGCTGGTGTCCATGCTTGATGGAAAAGTGCCAGTTGTTGTTGTAGAGCATAAAGATAAGGCTGGGAATATATATGGTACTGTTACCCATAACAGGGCAAGGGGTACGCATCTGCTGGAGCCTATGAAAGCAATCGTTAAGGAACTGATGGAGGAAGGTAAGACGGTAAAGGAAATAGGAAAGCAGCTTGGAATGCGGCCGGAAGAGGTTTTCCGCCTTTCGGATTTCTCAAAGGAGGATTTTTTACAGATGATGGTTGAAGGTTATGGGCAGTATAGCAATGCTGAATTTGTAACTAAAATATAAGCCTGCATATGTTGCGGTTCGTGCGCTTTGAACTGCTGTCTATGTGATACAAAACAACATAATTAAAGGGGGCAATGGCGTGGCGAGGGCACCTAATGAAGAAACAAAAAAGCTACAGGCACAGGCAGAATCTCTTTATAGAGGTGGTATGAAGCTTGTAGATATTGCTAAAAAAATTGGGAGACCAGACGGAACTGTCCGTAGATGGAAAAAGGAATGCGGATGGAAAGATAAGGCAGGTTCAGAGGATAAAAAAAAAGAAAGCGAACGTTCGGTAAAAAATAAAAGGCAGAAGGCGAACGTTCGCCAAAGAAAACCTGGTGCGCCTAAAGGAAACCGGAATGCAGTTGGAAACCATGGAGGTGCGCCTAAGAGAAATAAGAATGCAGAAAAACATGGTTTCTTTTCGAAGTATCTGCCAGAAGATGCGTTATCTATTCTGGATGATATAGAGAATAAGGATTTTATGGATATTCTATTGGAGAATATCCAGTTGTCTTATGCTGCCATACTCCGTTCACAGAAAATTATGTTTGTGAAGGACAAGGAAGAACTGATTAAGGAGATAAAAAAAGTTAAAAAGAAGGAAAGTGAGACGAAAACGGAAACGGAAGTGGAATGGGAGTTTCAATTCTCATGGGACAGGCAGGCAACATTCCTAAGTGCACAGGCGCGGGCTATGTCGGAACTCAGGGCATTGATTAGACAGTATGAGGATAACGCTACTGAGGAACAGATGGCACGGATAGCTAAAATCAAGGCGGAAACAGAACAGATTAAAAATGCTGTTGAAGGAAAACAGAACAAAGAGGTTGATGATTGGATATCAAGTGTAACCGATGAATGTTCAGATGAATGTTCAGATGAGGGAGAAAACGATATATCATGAATGCATCTAAAAGTTTAAAAAGGCGTCGTTTTTTCAGTGAACGGATTCCAAAATACCGAAAAAATCCAGTGTTTTTTGCGAATGAGGTATTGCGGTTCGAACCAGACGAATGGCAGCAGGAGGCATTGATGGACCTTGCAAAGAATCCTAAAGTTGCAATTAAATCAGGGCAGGGAGTTGGGAAAACCAGTATTGAGGCGGTTGCGCTCCTTTGGTTTCTGTCGTGTTTTCCATGGCCGAGAGTAGTAGCTACAGCACCAACCAAACAGCAGTTGCATGATGTGCTATGGTCCGAGATAGCAAAATGGCAGGAGCGTTCACCGCTTTTAAAAAATATTCTCAAGTGGACAAAAACCTATATCTACATGGTTGGCCATGAAAAACGCTGGTTCGCTACTGCAAGAACCGCAACAAAACCAGAAAATATGCAGGGATTCCATGAGGATAATATGCTATTCATAGTAGATGAAGCCTCCGGTGTCGCCGATCCAATCATGGAAGCAATACTTGGTACGCTGTCTGGGGAAAATAACAAATTGTTGATGTGCGGGAACCCGACAAGGACTTCTGGCACATTTTATGATGCTTTCCATGCTGACAGAACCTTATATAAAAACCATACGGTATCATCTGCAGACAGTCCCAGAACGAATAAGCAGAATATTGAAAGTCTTATACGGAAGTATGGCAGGGACAGCAATGTAGTTCTTGTCAGGGTTTTTGGGAAATTTCCAAAACAGGAAGATGATGTATTTATTATGCTTTCGCTTATAGAACAATGTGGAAGCAAGGTCTATGAGCTGCCAGAAGACAAGGGCATGCCTTATATTATGTTTGGAGTGGATGTTGCACGGTATGGAGATGATGAAACTGTCATATACAGGAACATCAAAGGGAAATTAAACCTGGCCATACATAGGCATGGACAGAATTTAATGGCAACAGTTGGAGATATAGTGGTTCAGTATAAGAAAGTAATTAGGGAATTCCCTGACTATAAGGGCCGGATTTATGTCAATATTGATGATACTGGTCTTGGTGGCGGAGTGACTGACCGGTTGGAAGAAGTAAAGAGGGAGCAGAAACTGCACCGTCTGTTTATTATACCAATTAATGCTGCTGAAAAGATTGATACAGATACAAAAGAAGGTAAAGAAGCGGCTGAATATTACAATAATCTGACTACACACATGTGGGCAGTATTGCGGGATTTATTGAGAAATAAGCAGATAGAGATAGGGGATGAAGCGGATACATTTGCACAGTTGTCTGTTAGAAAATATTTCATGGCATCCAACGGAAAGCTGGAACTCGAAAGCAAAAAAGAAATGAAAAAGCGTGGAGTAGCTTCACCGGATAGGGCGGATGCCCTTGCACTATCAACATATCTGGGCAAGATTAAGAAATATACAGGAAGCGCACCAAGCAGTGATGCTATTAACGGTCTTAACAAATCAAGTTATTGGACATGAAGAGAGTGGGGTGAGAATGCATGGCAAATGGCAGCAAAGAAATTGGACGCATAGGACAGCGGCGGTATGGAGGGATTGTTTACGAAGAGTTCCTGCATGAATTGAGAGGCAAGAAAGGGATAGAAGTTTACCGTGAAATGTCAGAGAATGACGACGTGGTAGGTGCTATTCTTTTTGCTATCGAAATGCTGGTGCGGCAATGTAGTTGGAATGTTGAACCAGGTGGCGATACCGCAAAGGACAGGGAAGCGGCTGAATTTGTAGAAAGCTGCATGAATGATATGCAGGACACTTGGATTGATACTATATCAGAAATTCTATCATTCCTCACTTATGGCTGGAGCTTTCATGAAATTGTGTATAAGCGGCGCATGGGGAACACAAAGAATCCAAAGACAAAGAGCAAATACAATGATGGGCTGATTGGATGGCAGAAACTACCAATCAGGGCGCAGGAAACTTTGTATGAGTGGGAGTATGACAACGAGGATAACCTGCTTGGCATGACACAGATGCCACCTCCAGACTTCGGACTGTTCACGATACCGCTGAGTAAGGCTATGCTGTTCCGGACGAAAAGCAGAAAGAATAATCCGGAAGGCAGGAGCATACTGAGGAATGCTTACCGTTCCTGGTACTTCAAGAGACGAATCCAGGAGATTGAGGGTATTGGCATTGAGAGAGACTTGGCCGGACTGCCGGTAATGCACGCACCAGAGGGGCTTGATATTTGGTCTGATGAAATTGACGAATGTGTACAGGCAAGGATTGGCATGGAGCGGATGGTGCGCAGCATCCGCAGGGATGAAATGGAGGGAGTTGTCCTACCGGCAGGGTACACACTGGAGCTTTTAAGTTCTGGGGGTAAGAGACAATTTGACACGAACGCAATCATAAACCGCTATGACACCAGAATAGCAATGACGGTGTTAGCGGATTTTATTTTTCTGGGACATGACAAGACGGGCAGCTGGGCGCTGAGTTCTGATAAGACAGAATTATTTGCAGTTGCTATAGGAGCATTTCTGGATATTATCTGCGAAACATTCAATAGCCAGGGCATACCGTCATTGATTGATATTAACGGCCAGCATTTCGCTGGCATCACAGAGTACCCTAAAATGACACATGGCGATATTGAGGATATGGATATTACGAAAGTAGCGACATTCATAAAAGATATGACAGGAATCGGCCTGCTGGTACCGGATGATGGGTTAGAGGATTATATCAGACAGGTTGGACATTTGCCAGAGAGGACATCAGACACCCGAAGTATTGACGAGAGAAGAAAAGACCTGCAGGAACAGAACGAACCGCCAGAGCCGGAAACAGCCGCAGGCAGGGAACCGGAAGATGGCAGTAGTGGAACTGTTGAGGAAATCCCGGATGATGATGGAAAAGCGGAGGCAGCGAAAAAGAGGTTAGGAAGGGGTGCAGGCAATGGCATTTCGGGTTATGCGGCCAAAGAGGTTGCGAAAGGCAAAGAGCGGGAACAGTCAAGAAGTCCTACGGCGGCTCGAAGAATACCTAAAAACGGAGTGTAACGAGCCGATTGAAATCCTATGTGGTTTCTGGAAAGACCAGCAAGACGCAATCACATACCAGGAATTAAGGCAGGCGGTACTTGACGGCACCCTGAATGTTGAAACGGTAGAGGAATGGCAGCAGGACTACTCCGTACTGGTGGCCAATAGGCTGAACAGCTTATGGACTATGGCACTTGTGGCCGGGTCAGCAGGCCAGCCGATTCTTGACAATGTATTATTTGAGTTCAACATGCAGGCACCTGGCATCATGGAGTGGATAAAAGAGCGTGGCGCTAATTTTGTCACAGTCTGCACCGAAGAACAGCAGGACGCAATCGCAGCGCTCCTCACAAAGAAAATGCGTGACGGGCATACGGTTGACGAGCTGGCAAGGATGATACGCCCCTGCATAGGGCTGACAGAAGGGCAGGCTGCAGCAAATGCAAGATATTATGACAGCATTGTAGAGACGCTTAAAAAGGAGCATCCGAGAATGAAAGCGGAGAGCATCCGGAAAAAAGCAAGGGAGGCAGCACAGAAGTATGCCGAGAAACAGCACAGGGAGAGGGCTTTTACGATAGCACAGACGGAGAGCGCATTTGCCTATAACCGTGGTGCAGACTATGGGATAAGGCAGGCACAGGAGCAGGGGTACTTAGGTATGATGAAAAAGCGGTGGAGTACATCTGGTGATGATGCAGTATGCACTATCTGTTCAGCGCTGGAGGGGACAGAGATTGATATGGATTCTGAATTTAATTTTGGAGGCAGGGTGTTATTTCCCGGCCACCATATGCTGCCGCCTGCCCACCCAAGATGCGCCTGTGCAGTTGAATACATTGAGGAAGTGATAGAATGAGAAAATTTTCAGATATGATCCAAAAGAAATCCAATGTCATAAAAGGAAAGTTCAAAATCATGAAATCCGATGATGATAAGATGCTTGCCTTTGGATGGGCGAATGTATCTATGAGGGTTGACGGGGAACTGATTGAGGACTGGCAGGGAGATATTATCGAACCGGAAGAACTGGAAAACGCAGCGTATGAATATGTCAGGCTGTATGGTGACGGCGGGGAGATGCACGAGAGAGGCGGTGTTGCCGTACTCATTGAAAGCGTTGTTTTTACGGAGGAGAAAATGCAGGCTATGGGCATTCCGGCAGGAACACTTCCGATAGGCTGGTGGATAGGATTCAAGGTCACAAATGAAGATGTATGGCAGAAAGTCAAAGATGGCACCTATCCAATGTTCTCCATTGAAGGAGAGGCAGAGAGAGTGGAGGTATAAGCGGGTGAAAAAGAGGCGTAGAAGCGTTTTTTAGACATCCCAACCCCATAATCTTACCTTGCGGGCCTTAAAAAAGGGCGTAGGTAACATATTTTTTCTGATAAAACAAGGCATCCGGCGCAGGATGCCTTTTGTTTTATATAAATCCACGGAAAGGAGGGAATGTAGTGGCAGCAAAACTGAAAAACCTCAAAATCAGAAAAGTTGATTTTGTCAACGAGGGTGCTAATCCGGATGCTCACATCGGAATCTTAAAACATAAAGCTGGAGAACAGGCCACAGAAAAGGGTGGGGAGAAAGTTTCTGGCTTTATGAACCGTCTGCTCAGCTTTATCGGCAAAGCGGCTGGAATGAATCAGGAAGAAATAGACGGCGCAATGGATGAAATCCAAAAAGGCGACTCCATGAGCTTCAATGAGAAGATAAACGAAGTAAAGAATTGGAAGATTGCGGATGAAATATGGGATATGTGCTATGCGCTGCAGGCTTCTTTATGCTCTATTCTGAACGATGAAGAGATGGATAGCACCAGTACAGCAGCGGCAATGAAAGAGAGCCTTGACGAGTTTACTGCGGTAGCGCAGGAGTCAATCGAAATCTGGGCCAGTGGCAAGGCTGTCAACATTGTCAAAAACGAAGAGGTTACGGAGACAGACCTGGAGATTATGAAGTCGGCGGTCGAGAGGCTGCAGGCTGAAATCAAGAAAGCTGACAAAGGAACCGGAGAGCTGGAGGAAAGCAAGGAAGATAACGAAACCGGCAAAGATGGATCAGACAACAATAACCCGAAAGGAGACGAAGAGGAAATGAAGATTGACAAGAGTAAGCTGACTGACGCAGAGAGAGCTTTCTTAGACAGCATTGAGAAGCGTTACGGAACAGAGGGAGGAACTGAGGGCGGCGAGAATACACCAACAGAATCGACAGCTGCAGAGCCTACGGCGAAATCCAAGACGTCGCAGGAGGCTGAGACACATACAGAGCAGGATAACGGCGGGGATGGCATCTACAAGGGGCTGCATCCGGCGGTACAGGCAGAGCTAGAGGCATTGAAGAAATTCAAGGAGGCGGCAGAGGACAGGGAACTGGGTCAGATTGCTGAAAAGTATGCAATCATCGGCAAGAAGAAAGAGGAACTGGTGCCAATGTTTAAGAGCCTCCGTGCAGCAGGCGGCACAGCGTTTGACGACATGGTTGCGGTGCTTGACAATGCGGTGGATGTGGTGGAAAAATCCGGCGCATTTACAGAGGTAGGAAAGTCCGGTCATGGTTCCGCATCCGCAGGGCAGACAGAAGAAAAAATTGAAACCATTGCCAAGGGCTACATGGAAAAAGACGCTTCTCTTGATTATACCTCAGCAGTAGCCAAGGCATGGGAAAATAACCCTGAGCTTATGGAAGAATATGAGGCAGAGGCAGGATTCTAAAAAAGGGGGATAAGGCGAAATGAATAGAAATTTTAACGGCTCACAGATTAACCAGAGTGTCACAATAGTAGAGCAGGCAGGAGCGGCTATTGAGGATGTGAGAAACTGCATCCTGACATATGACGAGAATGGTGATGTAATTTTAGCGGCAGACGGCACAGTGGTTCCGGTAGGAATTGCAATCATCGAGGCCGGAGTGAATGATATTTCTGGAGAAGAATCTGGAAAAGTGGCAGCGGGTGATGATGTTGACATCCAGATTAAGGATATCGGCTATGTGCTTGCAGGGGCAGCTATAGCAAAAGGAGCCGAGGTCATGGCAAGTACAGGTTTGGCAATTCCTGCAACAGATGGTAACTATGTTGTTGGTGTAGCACTTTCCGCAGCGGCTAAGGATGAATACTGCAGGGTGCAGATTACCAGATACAAGAAATAGCAGCAGTTAAGGAGGTAAAACCAAATGAAAAGAACAGCAGCAAGCATCCAGGCGGACATTGCCAAGGGTGCGTTCAGACCACATACAGCGTTATCTAATATGGCGCTGGCATATTTTCAGAGTGATGCGAACAGCTTTGCAAAGACAATGTTCCCGATTTGCCCGGTAACTTTATCCTCTGACAACTATTACATTTTCGATAAGGAAGATTTGCTTAGGGACAACTGGCACAGGAAACCGGCATACGGCAAGGTTGATCCGGCTGTGCTTTCCGAGCATACGGAAACCTATGCCTGCCAGGTAGACCAGATGATCATGGGCATCGACCAGATCCGGCAGACAGACATTGCGCGCAGAATGGGGCCGAGGACAGCCGATCCGAAACAGCAGCGCACAAAGACGATGGCGGGACAGGCAAATATCCACCAGGACCGAATTTTTGCAAACAAATACTTTACGAGCGGTGTTTGGGAACAGGAGTTTTCTGGTGTTGATAGTACAACACCAACCAATAAGCAGTTTATTAAGTTCAGTAATGGCAACAGCGACCCGGTTGCTTTTGTAGACGAGAAGAAAACGGATATTCACGCCCAAACGGGCAGAATGCCGAACAGACTTGCTTTGGGCGTGAATGTGTTTAATGCGCTGAAAAAGCACCCGGCCATTCTGGAAAGAGTAAAATACGGTGGTTCTACCGCTAATCCGGCATCCGTTACATTGAATGTGCTTGCACAGCTTTTTGAGGTTGACAGAGTAACAGTGCCGCTTTCCATTATGAATAAGGCAGAACTCGGACAGGCGGCAGATATGCAGTATATAGGCGATCCGAACGCTTTTTTGCTTGCCTATGCGACAGATACACCGTCCATCGAAGAGCCTTCCGCTGGTTATATCTTTACATGGGATATGCTCGGCAACGGCAACATCTTCCCAGTACTGAATTATCTTGGTGAAAACGGTACCCACTCTGAATTTATTGAGGGGTTGATGGCTATGGATATGAAGAAAACGGCAGATGACCTTGCAATGTTCTTCAAGGATGCAGTGTAAGGAGGGATTGCCATGAAGCTGATAGCGAAAAAGCCCTGCAGCTTTGGAGGCCGGCAGTTCTATATCGGCGACGAAATCCCGACGGACCTTGTGACAGACGCCAAACAGCAGGAACAGTATGGAATGATAGCCATTGTGAATACGGAAGGTGTACCGGGTGGTGAGTCTGGTACCCTTTTCACGCTGGAGCAGGCAGAAAAGATGGTTGCAGAGGCGGTTGACAAGGTAGAAAATTATACATTGACGGAAATGGAAGAACTGCAGAAGTATCGGGAGTTGGGGGTTACGCCGGAGCAGGTGCGGCAGATTGACGAGAACTATGCGGAACTGGCAAAAGAACTGGCACAAGTGAAAAAAGAATCTGCAAATGGCATTGTTATCAATCTGAGAGGATGGGATTATTCCGAGACTGGAAAAGCGACAGATGTAACGGCAACGCCGGAGCAGATTCAGCATACATTCAGTATTCTCCAATGCATGGCAGAGGATGGTGTAAAGTATATTGCAGATATTACGGATGAAACCGTATTGCTGCTTATCCATGCGGCAGACAGCCGCAAAACGGTCAAAAATGCCGCCAAAGAGCAGAGAGATAAATTATCCTCCACTAAAGAGGAAACAAACGAAGCCACAGGCGGTAACGCAACCACAGACATACCTACGGAGGGGAGCTGATACATTATGGCGGATGGCACATACACTTATGAGCCTGCAAACATCAGGGAACCCGGCAAGGACCGCATGAGATTTGAACTTGGCGACACAATGGTGGAAGGCGGACCGGACACATCGGCGCTTACAGATATAGAGATAGAGACAGCGATTGAGCTGTACCCTGAGTCATGGAAACGTGCGAAGCTCATGCTTCTGGAAAGCCTCTGCCGCCGTTTTTCATATGAACCCGATACCAAGACAGGGCCTCTGGAGTTAAAACTACAGGAAAGGGCAAAAATGTGGAGGGATGATTATAATACCCTAAAAAAAGAAATAGCGGTCGGTTCGTGCCCGGCTCCGGTATATGGGTACAGTAATAAACCTCCATATTTTTATGTAGGGATGCAGCAGAATAAAAGGAGATTTTGACAATGTTACATGCAAATCTAATGTACTTGAGGCCTGGAAATCTATTCAAGGATTTTATTATTGAAAGGAACAGCCAGACAGTTACCTCTACTGGAAGGGTACCAGTTGTCTATAGTGGGGATGGCACTGATACGTTAAAAGGATGCCTTGCGGATGCATCTGATGCGGATAAGGCGGGGCACAGCATGACAGAGCATCAGGTTACCCATACCATTGTGCAGGGCGGTGCGCCAAAAGCGAAGAGGGCTGACAGGCTGGTTCTTGGGGAACGTGTATTTTATGTTGTAGATGTAAATGATGTAGGTGCACTTGGGATTACGACTATCTATTATGCTGAGGAAAGAAAGGACATGAAAGGATGAGATTATGAAGTGATACAGACGCAAGGGGCAGCACCGGCGCCGCTGTCCGCATGAAAGTAAAAGAGATTACGGAAGGGATTAACCGACAGGCGGCATCCAGGGGCGCAAGGGCAGTTAATGCCCTGCGCAGTGCGGAATTATATGTTTTAAAAGGGCAGAGAAGCGGCAAGGTATATCGGAAGCCATATACAAAAAAAGCAACTTATACTGCATCCGCGCCGGGGGAGGCGCCTGCCAGAAGGACAGGGAATCTACGTCTGCACTGGAACGGTAATGTAAAAGTAGATGGGAATTCAAAAAATGGCGTAACGGTATTGACGGTGTTGGAGAGCCAGGAAAAATATGCTGTATATCCGGAGAAAGGCATCGGCATGGCACCAAGGCCTTTTGTGGACAGGATCATTCAAAAGGCAGAACCAGAGGTTACAAAAATTTATATGAAGCCATATGGCTAACACAGACAGGAGGCAGAAATAAATGCAATTAGTGATAGAAAAACCTACGGCGGTTTTTGACCTTTCCCGGATTCAGCCGGGTTATTTGTTTTATGGAAAGCATAAGACATGGCATGAAGGGAAAGCAGGGATAGTGACTTCCGTTACAGAAAAGCAGCTGACAGTACAGTATTTCCCGGGACTTGCAAATATAACAAATCATTTTTTTATTCCGGCAGAGGAAATAGTGGCAGGTGAATGGGATGTGAGATGGTCTTTGGATATGTCAGAGGTCTATTGTTTGCCAAAGGATGCTGAAGAAAATGGGCAGGATAATCCGGCGCCCCCTGATGGCGGATTAGAGATCGGGAGCAGCGCTGGGGAAGGAGATATGGGGAATGAATCTGGCGGAATTGACCTATAAGAGGTTTGCAGAGACCGGAAGCTTAACAAAACATTTAGCAGAATATGCGGGCCATCCTGCCATCTTCAACCCGGAACCACCGGAAGACGGGCAGGATGGATGGGATGGGAAAACACAGTATCCGATGGTGATATTTCATATTGACATGCAGGCAAATGAGGAAAGGAACAGTTCCGGGACATTGACGGTGTCCCTGGTCTGCCAGAATACGGATAAAGTATCCCCGGAAAATATTGAAACAGAGATAAGGAAGTGCCTAAGGGATGTTTTGCTAAAGGCAGATGGCGGTATTTTGTATGCTTTTGCATGGGCAAGGACAGATGCTTTTTCCATGCCGGAAGCGAAAAAGGATCTCCTGCTTGGCTGCGATATTTCATTTGATATCTTAGAATATGCCATCCAGGAAACAACAGACCCAGACCCGGTAATGGCAGCAGGCAGGTACATAAAGGGGCTTTACCCTGAGTTTACCGTGATAGGGATGGATCAGTTTGGTGAAATAACAGAGGCATCAGATGATGCACCGGTTATTTATTGCAGGCTTATATCGTTAGAGAAGGCGGAAGAAACAAATACTGTGGCATGGATGGATGGCAGGCTGGCCATCCATATTTTATGCCCTGATGTCGGGATCAGGACAAAAATAGCGGCTGCAGTTGTTAACAGAATGTCACTGGACGGGGAAATCATTATGTTGGATAAATCCCCTATGACAGTTAAGGGGCTGCAGGCAAATTATAAATCTGACTATTTGAAGGACGGCCAGATTTTTTTTATTGGGCATTATGGACTGCTCCGGTATAAACCAAAGGGGCATACCATAAAACAGGCAGAGTATACAAATATGGAGACAGGAGGTGGTATTGTGGCTAAAGCAGACACAGAAAGAAAAATGAATGGCCAAACAAAGGCAGCAGATGCAGGGCAGGAAGACCCCGTTTATACGATAGAAGAATATGCTGCCAATGCGGAAGAATTGTTCCATACACGGCCGGAATGCGTCATAGCAGCCCTAAAGGAAAAGAACATTACGGAATGTGGGAAAGCACAGGCAGAAAAGATTATAAACGCATTCAACAAAAGGGAGGTTGGGTAGGAATGGCAGGAACGTTTATTATTGGCGAGCAGAAAATAAGGCCCGGCTCATATTTTAATATTGGGACAAAGGATGGTTATTCTGCGGATGTGATTAATGGAGTGACTGCGGTTATTTTCCGTTCGGATTTTGGGCCGGTAGGCGAGGCAGTCGAGTTAAGTAGGGAAGAAGGCTATGTTGATGTATATGGCACAGGTGGTACTACGGATGCTATTCAGGAAGCGTTGAATGGTGGTGCCAAAACTATTATAGCATGCAGGCTCGGAAATGGGGGCACAGTATCTTCTATTGTATTAAAAGATGCAGATAATGAGGATGCAGTTACGGTAAGTACGAAATATCCGGGTTCAAAACATTTTCATTTGACAATACGGGAGAAAATTACGGATTCTTCGGTTAAGGAATGCATTATTTACTGTGGCGTAAAAGAGTTTGAGAAAGTTACATATGCGGCCGGGAACGGGGAAACAAGGGCCCTGGCAGAAGCCCTAGCGGCTACCAATTGTTTTTCTGCCGTGATTGCAGAAGGAAAAGAGGATGCTGTACTGCTGAATGTCTCGCAGAATGAACTTTTAGGGGGCACTGACCCTGCCATTACCACTGAATCATATTCTGATGCTTTTGGGCTTGTTGAACCGTATGTATTTAATACAATTTGTGTGGATACTGAGGATTTTGCGGTACATCTGCTGTTGCAGGCATTTATTAACCGGATTTTTGAAAATGGTTCTTTTGCCCAGGCGGTTGTGGCGGAAAAAAGTTCCCTCGACATCAAAGTCCGGGAAAACCGTGCGGTATCTTATAATGATGAAAAAATGAATTATGTGCTAAACCCAAAGCTTGATGTGCAAGGGACGGTAATTGATGGCTACCAGACAGCGGCACGTATTGCCGGAATGATAGGTTCCGTACCGTCGAATCAGTCATTGACCCATACTACCTTGAAAAATTGTACAGGCATATTGGAGATGCTGACTCCGGCACAGATAACGAAGGCTGAGACGATGGGCTGCATTGTATTGTCAATGAATTCTGACAAGCAGGTCTGGATTGATAATGCAATCAACACATTGATTACTCCTGCTGAGAACCAGGATAAGGGATGGAAAAAAATACGGCGTGTAAAGACCCGATTTGAAATGCTCAGGCGTTGTAACCAGACTACAGATAGGCTTGTAGGGAATGTAGATAATGATACAAACGGAAGAAAAACCATTATCAGCAATTTGAACGAAGTAGGCGCAGATATGATCAGTGAGGGGAAACTGAATTATTTCAAAGCGTCAGAAAGCTATCAGTTTAAATCAGATGGGGATTCCTGCTGGTTTGACATAGACGTGGTTGACAAGGATTCTGCTGAACATATTTATGCAATGTATAAATTCCAGTTCAGCACTAATTTGTTATAGGGGGTGAAGGCTTATGATAAGAAATCCACAAGCGGCCAGCGATACAAGGCATGCCAGAACCGGAAAAGATGGTGCGCTTTATAACCAGGCAGGTGTCCTTATGGCATCGGTTGAATCGTTTACATCGAACGTGAGTTGGAATAACGCAAAATATTCTGTCATGGGTGATGCACAGGAACACGAAACAACAAATACTTTTGCCGTTACCCTTACCTTATCGCAGGTTGTGATAGAGGATGACGCCTTTTTTGTTGAATTGATGGAGTCCATGGAAACACAGGAAAAGCCAGTCTGGAATTTCCAGGGGTCTTTGCTTGGAAGAAACGGTTCTGAAGAGCGTGTATCATATTATGAATGTGTGCCATCCGGACAGATTGACATTCAGAATTTATCTGTAGGGGATGTCATTAAGCGGAACTGGAATTTATTTGTAAACAGGCCACCAAAGCTGATAAGCCTTTTGTCAGTGGACAGGTAGAAACTGCCCTATTAAAACGTATAGGAGAACATTTGTAACTAACAGGCTAAAAAGGGGGATGCATTGGCATTCCCCTTTTTGTTCAATCAAGGGAATGGAGGTAAATATTATGCAAAATGAGTTTAAGCCGGGAGTAACTGTAAAGGCTGTATCTTCCCAGGGGGATGCAAAAGATGCAGCTTTATCAAATGTAGAAGAACGTGAGTTCTCAGAAAAAGAGACTGCCAACCAGATGAAAATGCAGGAGGAGGATTTTATACAGGGGTTAATTAATGCAGCTGGTTACACACAGGAAGAGCATCAAATTATAGAAATAGCAAGGAAGGACCCCATAACGGGGGATAGCAGGGTATATTTCCAGTTTAGCATCCGTCCGCTGTCAGAGAGGGAATATGAACAATGTAGAAAGAAAAATACGAAATATGTGCGCAATAAAAAAATAGGCATGAGCATGCCATCGGATACAGACAGTGTTAAGTACAGGGACATGATTATCTATGAGGCTACCATTCAAGAGGACCGCGAGAAACTGTGGGATAACAAAAAGGTTTGGGAAGCTCTGCGTAGCAAGGGCATGCAGATAATGAATGGCCTGGATGTGATTGAATATTCCCTCATGGCAGGGGAGAAAGACAGGGTAGTTGAGCAGATTGACAGAATCAGTGGGTTTGAGGATGACAATCTGGAGGAATTCATAAAAAACTAATCCGGGCAGGCGGGAAGCTCTGCCTGCTGCACCATATATTCCAGAAGCAGGGAATAACTCCTGATGAATTTTATCAGAAGCCGAGAGGAATCCAGGCATTTATGCTTTCGTCAACTATCGTGGCATTAGAAGAGCTGGCGGGAGGTGATGATAATAGCGGAAACAATCAGGATTGAAATTCCAATTGAGACAAAAGATGAAACAGACCCGGGATTGTCAAATATTGAAAAAAAACTGGGGAAGGTTGGAGACACGGCGAAAAAAACCGGGGAATCTGTGCAGGATGCCGGAAGGAAAGTATCTAAATTTGATGCATCAGCGGAAAAAACACAGCGAAGCCTTGCAAAATGGGCAAAGGAAAAATATCGGATATTTCTTGAGGCAAAAGAAAAGGTTACCCCAATTTTATCTATGCTTGGGAATGGGCTTAGGAGCCTTACCGGAAAAACGTGGAAGGTGAGCATGAAAGCGCTTGATTTTGTCACGTCTCCGGTAAAAGGAATCATCAACCTGCTAAAAAACCCTATCTTCCAAGCAGGGGCGGTACTCGGAGTCAGTATTGGAATGAAAGACACTATAGATACCTATAAGGATTTTGAGTCTGCAATGTCACAGGTGGCTGCCATCAGCGGTGCCACCGGGTCAGATTTTGAAAAACTGAACGCCAAGGCAAAGGAGATGGGAGCCACAACTAAATTTACTGCGACAGAAGCGGCTGAGGGCTTCAACTATATGGCAATGGCTGGTTGGAAAACCAAGGATATGCTGAATGGCATTGATGGTATCATGAACCTTACGGCGGCTTCCGGGGAAGAACTGGCGGCAGTGTCCGATATCGTAACAGATGCGTTGACAGCATTTGGGCTGAAGGCAGGGGATTCCGGGCACTTTGCTGATGTGCTTGCGCAGGCTTCAGCCAACGCAAATACAAATGTATCCATGCTTGGTGAATCCTTTAAATATGTTGCGCCGGTTGCCGGTGCAATGAAATACAGCGTGGAAGATGTCTCCCTGGCGTTGGGGCTTATGGCAAATTCCAGCGTCAAAGGCTCCATGGCAGGGACAGCATTAAAGACATCCCTTGCAAATATGGCATCCCCGACAGATAAGATGGAAGCTGCCATGAAACGGTACAATATCAGCCTGGAAGATGGAAAAGGAAAAATGAAGACACTGAAAGGCGTCATGGACAATCTGAGGAAAGGCCTGGGCGGGTTATCGGAAAGTGAGCAGACTGCCGCAGCAAGTACGATATTTGGAAAAGAAGCCATGGCTGGCATGTTGTCAATTATTAATGCCAGCGAGAAGGATTATAAAAAACTGACTAAAGCCGTGAATAATGCGGATGGCGCATCAAAGAATATGGCGGATACAATGCTTGATAATCTGGAGGGTTCTATTACCCTCTTGCAGAGCGCGCTTGATGGGGTAAAGCTTTCCTTTGGGGAACGTTTATCCCCTTATGTGAGGGGAATTGCAGAATGGCTCACGGAAATGATGCCGGATGTGGAATCAGCCCTGGATGACATGATGGATTTTGTTGACCGGAAGGTTTCTAAACTGCAGGCAAAGTTCCGTGAAATATCAGCTACGGATGACTGGAAGAATGCGGATTTCTTAGGAAAGGTAAGCATTGCATGGGATGAATTCATTATTGAGCCTTTTTCAGAATGGTGGGAAAGTACAGGGAAAGCAAAAATGGCAGAAACAGCAGGGGATTTCGGCAGTGTGCTTGGGACAGGGCTGAATGCCGGTATTATGACTCTGCTAGGCTTTGATGTATCTGATTCATTGGATGAGGGGGCAAACATTGGGAGGTCATTTGCCAAAGGTTTTGCAGACGGATTTGATTTTGACGCAATAAGCAGTAAACTCTGGGATGGCTTGGGTAACCTTGTAAAAAATGCTGGGAAACTGCTTCCGGGAGGTGAATCTGCGGATTTGTCTTCCTTATTGTCAGCGGTTACGCTGGCAAAGGTAGCCGGTCCGTTGATAAGTGCTGGTTCCAGTGCGGCTAGTCTGGGTAAAATGGTGTTTGGAGCTGGTACCGGTTCTGAAGGTGCTACTCTTGCCAGAACATTGATTGGCTCGGCAAGTGCCGGAACGGGACTGGCGGGGGTTGGTGCAAATACAGCTATTAAGTTAGGTGCCGGAAACCTTGCAGGTGGTGCTTCTCTGAGTGCTGGGGCACTAAGTGGCATTGGTCTTGGCGCAATAGCTGGTGGCGCTGTTGGTGGTGCCTCTCTTATCAGTGGAGGAATGGATATACATAAAGCAGTAAAAGCGGACAATTTGGAAGAGCAGGATGCTTATGCGGAATCTGCCACATGGAAAATTGGAGGAACTGCCAGTGGTGCGGCGATTGGCATGGGTATTGGATCTGTTGTTCCCGGCCTTGGTACAGCTGTTGGCGGGCTTATCGGGGCTGGAGTCGGTGGAATCGTTGGCTTTGTGCAGGGAAAAAAGGCTTTGGAAGAATATGAAGAAAAAATGGAACTGGCAAGGCAGGAGTCGGAAAAGGCTGAAAAAGTGTATGCGGCAACAGGGCATTCCATTAGTGATATTAGTTTTGAGTCAAAAACATTAACAGATGCAATGAATGATTCTAGCGTAAGTGCTGAGCAGCTCGGCTTGATGTTCCAAAAAGCTGTGAGTGATAAGTTGAAGGGCAGTTTCGGTGATATTTCATTATCGCTGTCAGAAATAAAGGAAATAGCAGGCAGCATTACGTTTGATAAGCAGGTCAAAAGCATGGATAAATTTGAAGAGGCAGCCCGGAATTCTGGTGATTCCTTTCAGACGTTACAAAGCAGCATGGACAATCTTGATAAAGCAAATTGGGAAGTCGGGCTTGGCATGAAGCTGAAAAAGTCAGACAAGGAAGAATACCGGAATGCAGTGGATGCTTATGTCGAGAGCGCAGGACAGTATATTGAGAATAAGCATTATGAAGCCACAGTTGCCATGAGGCTGTTTGTTGGTAAATCGGATGATAGTTATGCAGATGGTTTAGATGGCATGTACAGCAAAATGCAGAAGAAAATCCAAAAATGGGACAATAAGCTTAATGCGAAAATCAAGGTAGCTATGAAGGATGGGATTATCGATGTGAATGAGGAAAAAGAGATTGCAAGGTTACAGAAAAAAATAAGCAGAATTACAAATAAAGTAGCCTCTGCAGAAGAAAAGGCCTCTTTTGCGTCTATGAAAGTCAGATACAGCGGTTCCGACCTTGACGCGGAATCGTTTGCCAGCCTGCAGGAAGAGATTCAGGCAAATGTGGATCAAATGTCCGGGAATTATGACAGTGCCCTGCAGGTAAGCCTTACAAACCTACAGTTGCAATTGGACGAGGGCGAAATTGACCAAAAGGGCTATGATAAGATGCTGCAGAAGATTTCTGACGGGTATAACAAGCAAATACAGGGGCTGCAGGATAGGGCACAGGATTTTCAGTTGAATGCCATTGCAGACGCTTTCAGCAGCCAGCTTGACGGAATCTTGCCAGAGATTGAGGGCACGACGGCAGAAAAATTCAAAGAGGCCATGGATCATGCCTTGTCTGTACAGCCAGACGCAGCGCAGTGGGCGCCGGAGGATATAACAAAATGGTTTGGGCTAAAGGACCTTGACGGTGAAGTGAGGGAAGCAATTTCTTCCATGTTGCAGAATACTGCTTTATCCATCCCAGACAGTGTTTCAGCTTCATTTCAAGAAAATGCGCAGGCATTTCAGGAAGTGCTTGATAGTGCAACAATGTATGACACATTCAGTGCAGCAGGGAATACTTATGGCTCGTCCATGACAACAGGGATTACAGCAGGAATCCAACAGGGCGGGCCGTTACTCCGGTCGGCGGCCGAAACAACAGTCCAAAGGGCTTTTGCAACTCCGTTCAGTGTTGCGGCGAACATAAATGTTACACCAAGTTACAATATGGCATCTGCATTCCCTTTGCCGAACCTTTCCGGAGAGGATACAAGACTCCCCCTTAAAAAACATGCATCCGGCGGTTATGCATCCAGTAAGCAGTTATCATGGCTGGCAGAGGAAGGATGGGGTGAATTCATCATCCCAACAAATCCAAGCCGGAGAAAAAGGGCTTTGGAGCTGTATGAGCAGGCAGGACGAATGCTTGGGGTAAGTGAACATGCTGCTGGGGGTTTTGCGGCAGGGGCATTTGACAATGGCATTCTTCCATGTAAAGACGGGGGGAATGATGGTAACAGGGCTTTGGGATGGAAGCAGCAAGCCCCGTCCGCAGAATGGGATGATCCTACAGATGGGGAGTATGAGGCAAAGCCGCAGATTCCCTTTAGCCTTGGAGATCCCGGCATGAATAATCCATCCGGCACATCCATCCAGATAGATGTACAGGTTAACCCTGAATTTAACATATCTGCTTCCGAAGGGCAGAATGATGAAGTTATCATGCAGGCATTACGGCGGCATATGAGGGAAATAGCAGATGAACTGGGAGGCGAGATTGCCTCAAGGCTTGAGGGGGTATTTTCCAATATGCCATTAGGGGAGGCATAGAAAATGAAAATAAAATTAAAAGCATCCGGGGACAGCCCGTTTTATTTTTCGGTAATGCCGGAGCAGATTCAAGCAAAATCATCCGCCAAATACCAGAGTTTCGACACGATATCCAAGGGAACCATAAAGGTTCCCAAGGGTACCGATGTTGAAGAGGTTTCATGGGATGGTGAATTCTTTGGTGCGTCAAAGAGAAAAGAAAGCATTGTCCAAACAGGGCACTGGATGGAGCCGGAAGACTGCATATTTATATTGAAACGGTATATGAAAAAGGGCACCATATTAAACCTGATCGTATCTGAAACATGGATTAATATGGATGTTACGATTTCCTCCCTTACAGCATCAGCATATGGGGCCTATGGCAATATCAAGTATTCTATAACGTTTTCCAAGGTAAAGCCTTTGAGGATTTATACTACTAACGAGTCTAAGATTGGGAAGAAAAAGAAATTGAAGTCCCGCCCGTCCAATAAAATGAAGGATAAGGCAAAAGGTTCCATTTATACCGTAAAGAGTGGTGATACGCTTTGGGGGATTGCCGTTTCTAAATTAGGCAGTGGACTTGGCTGGAAAAAAATATATAGCAAGAATAAAGCTGCCATAGAATCCGCAGCAAAAAAGCATGGCAGGAAAGATTCAGATAACGGCCATTGGATTTATCCGGGAACCAAACTGGCCATGCCGTAGGAGGTATCGTAATGGTTGATATATGTGAACTAAAATATAAAGTGGTAGTTGTGGATGGCAAGGGGGGCAGAAATAATATTACGGATTATATTGAGAACCTCGGATGGGAGGAGAACGACAAGGAGATTTCTGTCCATTCCTCTTTCACAGCACGGAATGATAATACATCAAAGGGTTATCTCTCCAGCCTTATCAAACCAAACTGCCTCATGATTATTTATGCAGATGGCGATGGCAGCGGGTTTAGGGAGGTGGCACGCGGCAGTGTTGCTACATGGGAGCATACGCGGCAGAACAGCGCACATGCCCTAAGGTGCACAGCGTATGACAGCCTGTATAATCTGCAGAAAAGCCAGGATAATTTCTTCTTCCCTTCCGGAACCGGGACAAAGGCAAGGATTGAAAAGGTACTGAATAAGTGGGGGATATCTCTTGGAAAATATGATGGCCCAAATAAAAAACATGGGAAAAAGAAATATCAGAATAAATACTTGTCGGATATCATTCTTGACATCCTGGATGACAGTGCAAAAAAAGGAAGCAGTAAATGCATTATCAGGCAGGAAAAAGGAAAAACACAGATTATAAAGCGTGGAAGCAACAAAGACATATATCTATTTAAAGGTAGTAATACGAAAATAACAAATCACTTAATCAGCATAGCAGACATGGTTACACGCGTAAAGATAATCGGCAAAGAGAAAAAGGGTGGGAAGAACAAAGTAATTGCCGTGCTAAACGGGTCTACTAAATATGGTGTCCGGCAGAGGATATACACCAGAGGGGCAGATGAATCTCTGGCAGATGCAAAGTCTGCGGCAAAAGCTATTCTTGATGATGATGGGGATGCCAAAGATGAAGTCACTGTGCAGGCACCGGATGTCCCCTATGTTAGGAAGGGAGATTTGGTTTATATAAAAATCGGAAGCATTAAAGGGTATTACTATGTTCTGGGAGTGCGGCATGATGCAGATACCTGCAGCATGTCCATGGACCTTGAGAAGAAAAAGAGGTGACCGATGTGTCTTTTGAGTCAAATGAGGGAATGAATAAGCTGGCGAAAGTGATAACATCAAGAATAAAAAAGCATGGTGAAAGTCCGCTTGTACTGGATTTTGGTGCTATCCAGCCTAATGGAAGCCTTTTGACTAATACTTTTCCGCAGGAGATTCCCAAGGGGCAGTACACAGTATGCAGGCATCTGACTTATGGTACACAAGGAGAAACGCTCACATGGGTAAAAAAATTAAATCATTCTTTGAGTGACCCTAAGGTATCCGATGTTATCATACCTGAGAAAATGAGAAGCCTTCTGCCTGGTGACAGGGTATTGGTGGCATGGGTGCAAGACGAAGCGGTTGTAATTGATATTATTGTAAGTTCATAACTAGGAGGGCTTATGGCTGACAGGCTATTCCCGGTATTTGATATTCCGGATATTGAAGAAGATGATGAGTATGACAGCGAATATAAGCGGAGTGTGAAATGGAGTCCAGAGGTGGGCGATTTTGTACGTAACGGATCCAATAACATGGTGGAATGTGACGGAAGGGAAGCATATATGATATGGTGCTATAAAATGGTCCAGACAGAAAGATACAGCCATATGGCATATCTGGAAGGAACCGCAGGCACTGAATTAGGCGTTGAGATGGAAGAGGCGTTACAGGAAAGTGACCATAAGGTGACGGAATCAATGGTTACACGGACGGTCACCGATGCACTCATGGTCAACCCGAGAACAGAATATGTCAGGAACTTCATATATGCATGGGAAGGTGACGAGCTTCATTTTACCTTTGAGGTAAAAGGGATTGATTGGGATGAAACCATACAGATATCATTATAGGAGGTGATGTGATGCAGCCAGAGTTTACTGCGCCGGAATTTGTAGGGGATAACTCGCCGGAAGAGATCCAAGAAAGAATGATGAAAAACCTGCCGGCGGATATTGATGAAACCCCAGGGGGATTCCCTTATGATTTTACTATGCCGGCAGCTATTGAGAAGTCAGATTTTATACAATATTATATTGTGAGGGCATTACAGATAGCATTCCCACAATTTTCATGGGGTGGATGGCTGGATTATCATGGGCAGCAAGTAAACCTTACAAGACATAAAGCGAAGAGGTCGAAGGGAAAACTGCTGCTGACTGGGACAGTGGGGACAGAGATTGCAAAGGGGACTATATTTTGTGTCCCTGCAACACAATATAGTCCTGCAATTGGGTTCAGTACGGATGATGTTTGTGTAATTGATGATGGTGGTACAGTGGAAATAGAAATCACGGCTGTAGATGATGGGCCTGGTTCTAATGTCAGGGCAGATTCCATTGTTATCATGGAGGAACCCATCGATGAAATCACGGCTATTACGAATCCGGATCCGGTAAAAGGCGGTGCAGCTGAGGAAAGCAACGATGATTTTTATGACCGGATTGCAGAGGAATATGCTAACAGCAGGACGTTTCTGGGAAATGACAACGATTACAGGCGCTGGGCAAAAGAAGCAGGAGCCGGGGACTGTATTGTTGACCCTGCATTTGACGGGCCGGGGACAGTCCAGCTGGTACTGACGGACACGAACGGCCAGCCGGCAAATGGGGAACTCATTAATACGGTATATGATTATATTGTTTCGCCAAATGACAGGACACGCAGGCTGCTTCCAACTGCATGTGCAGAACTTTCCTGCATTCCTGCATCAGCAGTCAGAATTGATTATACCTGTACCGGTTTGCTGCTTGATAAGGAAACTACGGATATTGCCCAAATAATAATTAGTTTTGAAAAGGCAGTAAGAAAAGTTTATGCAGAAGCCAAGGCAGATGGAATACTAAGATATAATGATGTCCGGCCAATTATCAGTGATATAGACGGGGTAGAAGATTTCGACGAATTTCTGGTAAATGGCGGTATGAGAAACATTCCTCTTCAAAAGAAAGAATATCCAGAGACCGGAGCCTGCATGTTTAGTGAGGGGGCTGGCAATGCGTGAGGTAGATTTAGAGCATTTTCCTACCAGTGAAAGTGCCATGAGGATGTTGAATTCAGTATCAACAGAGTTTTATGAGAAGTCATACGTTGGAAAATGGCTGTATCAGGTCATGGGCCTGGAATATGATGATGCCCTTAATCTTGCTGAGGAACTTCCGCTGCAGTTCTTTCCGGAAACTGCTACATGGGGGCTTCGGTACCATGAGGAAAAGTGGCAGATTCCAGTCAGGGAACATCTTTCTGATGATGACAGAAGAAAACTGATATATGAAAAGATGCATTTTAAGGCACCTATGACACCGTATAAAATGGAACAGTATATTCAAAAGATTATGGATGATATGGAGGTTTATGTATCTGACGTCCATGATTCCGGAGAATATGTTTTTCGTCCATCCCACCCCAATATCTTTAAGGTTATGTGTATCCCAAAAGATACATTAGATGTGCGTGGGTTAAAAAAGATGCTTGATAAAATCAAGCAATCGCACACGGTGTATATTATTGCAGAGCTGATTATAATTATCATTAATCACCAGAATATAGGGAACATAAATGTATCTGATATATGTATCCATATATCCATTCCATTTGTACTCATGAGTTCTGGATTGAAAAGAAATGGGTGGTTTTTGGATGGAGAATATTTACTGGATGGAAGGAAACTTTTGGATTCCGGCATGCTGTCTAAGATAAGAGATACCGGGATTATTATAAAAGGCATCAGTATGCTGCACCATGAAAAATCCGTAGATATGTGTGTTATTTCCAAAAGAAATGAATGGTACCTGGATGGGGAGCATTTACTGGATGGTAGTAAACTATTAAATTCAGAAGTGGTTAAGGAGGGCATATAAAATGGGAAATGCGGTTGTTACATTAGCAGCAAGGAAAAAGATGTTGCGTGCACGGGCTGGTGAAATTGCCCTTCCGCCGATTAAAGGTTTCGCTTTTGGGAATGGAGGGGTGGATGAGGCTGGTAATGTAAAAGAACCTACAGCAACACAGACAGCCTTAAATGGCGAATTGTTGAGAAAGGAAATTGATGGTTACACCATGGTTTCTGATACAAAATGCAGGTATGGTTGTACACTGGACTATAATGATTTGGCGGATGGAGTTATCAGCGAAGTTGCTGTCTATGATGCGGATGGAGATTTGGTTTCTATTAAAAATTTTAAACCAAAGCATAAGGATGATGATATAGAAATGACTTTTCAGATTGACGATGAATTTTAAGGAGGGAATGCTTGGATGGGAAGATTTAATGTTTTGCCTGAATATTCAGAAACGGCAGATAAATTTAAGACAACTGACCCTGGGCATGCGGATGTCTTTAATGACCGGATGCAGATACTTCTTAATAACGATAAGTATATAAAAGAAAAGGCAGAAAAGTGTGCCATAGGGCCAGGCTTGGAGTTTAGTGTGGCAGATGGGATACTAAATGTAACCTATGATGATGGAGAGGAGGAAGCATAGTGGCAAAACAAACGATACAGATAGCAGACAAACCGACAGAAGATGAAATTCTTGCACTGCTAAAAAGCAGTGAGATAGGGCTGGCGGTATTGAAAGAACTGCTTGGGCATAGTGCGGATGCGGAAACAATGGAAGCAATCAAGGCATTGCTCGAGAACGGAACATATGGACTGAATGCCATCAAGTCAGCGATAAGCGGCCGGGCGAACGAAAGCACATCCACGGCAATCAAGGCATTGCTTGAGAATACTACATATGGCTTGAATGCCATCAAGTCGGCAGTAAACGGCCGGGCGAACGAAACAACCTCGGCGGCGATAAAATCACTACTTGAGAATGGCACCTATGGGCTGAATGCACTGAAAAATGCAATAACGAATAGCAGTAAGTATAATAATGTATCATCCAGCATATTGCAGGCGTCAGGAACAGTCCAAAAAAACGGTGAGACCAGCAACTTTTGGAGGGATGTATATTCTGGCACGTTATCTATCAATGGCTGCGGGGAAA